GTCGATCGTCTCGCCAGTTGCTGGTGATAGATGAACTTTCTTCGTCGCGCTGATCGTCGAGTCAGTTTTGAATCTCAGCTCGACACCTTCTTGAGAGTTCGGCAAGTTGATCGTGTACGTTCCGTTTTCATCGCCAGCGTATGTGATGAAGTTCATGTGATTGTTGATCGACTGATTCTCTGAGCCACCACTTCCTGCTGTCACGTCATTAATCGCCACGCTGACTTTTGAGTTCATCGTGAACGCTTGAACACTTGTCTCTTGAAGTGTACTCACACCAGTGACGGTCTGATCACCAGCCACGTCGCTCGTCGTCGTGTTGACTTGAACAGCGTTGATCACTTCATCAGTTCCTTGCTGTGAAGTTGTTCGAGCGAACTCAGCCGAGACTCCACCACTTCCTATCGGATCGTCGATCGTCGTGTTCGATGAATCTGTCTTGATCGCGAACCATTCTCCAGTCCACTGATCGAGATTCGCGTTGTATGTTCCGCGAAGCATCACCCAATTTTCGCTTTCGAAAATGAATCTCTGATTGAAGAGCGTTGACGATATGATCGTTCCGTCGAATCTCTCGATCACTGCTTTGTGAAGAGAGAGAACTTCGCTGGTCAACAGCTTGAAGAGAGAGATGTGAGATCCAGAGTTGCCTCGACGCCATAGAGTTGATTGAATCCAATTGGATCCGTCGTAAATGAAGAATGTTCCAGCCACACCCGCCGCGTCGTTGACTCTGAGATTCCCAAGATCGAGCGTGAGATTGCTGTTGATTCTCGTGTCGTTGTTCGTTGATGAAAAGACTTGCGTTGATGTTGCTCCGCCAGTGCTGTCGATATACATCACCTTTCTCGCGATCTGTTCTCTCGTTATATTGAAGTAAGTCTGTGGCGTGTTCAGTGCGTTCGTCCGATCATAAGCTCCCTGGAAGTTGATGTCGATCTCGCAATTTCCAGAAACTGGGAAAGGAGGCGTGACGATGCTCGTCGGCCCAGTCATATACAAACCCGTCGCGGCACTTCTACTCATTCCGGCATCAACGTGGTATCTTGAAGAAGAGTTCGTCGTCCAAGTTGTCGGTCCGTAGAGTTGCGCTCCAATAGTTCCCGGAGTCCAATCTCTGTTCAAATAATAGAACGTGCCTGGATTGTTTACGTCTTCAACTCTGACTTCAATTTCCCAAACTGGTCGATAGAACTCTTCAGCAACCACCGGAGGTGTCGTGTTGAGTGTGAGTTGATATTGAAGCGTCAGATCGATCTGAATTCTTCCGTCGTTTTGATTCGGAATGAAACCGACACTTTTTCTTGTTGTCGTGTCTTCAAAGTGAATCATCGACGCCAACAGATTGTAGGCACGATCTGAATCAAAACTGACTTGGACTTTCTGAAGAGCTGGAAGGAAGTTGAACACATTTCCACTCATTCGCGCTCCGCCAGAAGTTGTCTGATCAAGAGTCACATCGTCAGAGACTGAAGCTGTCGAGATCTTTGTTCCGTCAAACTGATATGTCGTGACGCTTCTTGAAGCGTTGTCTCGTTCGAGATATTGCTCAAAGTGAAAGACACCTTCGTTCTGATAGAAACGCGCTCCAAAAGCCACACACAGCTCTCTCAAGATCTCAAGGTGATTCGTGTAAATTCTCGTGCCGTCTTCTTCTCTTGACGCATACACTGAAGCGTCAAACTTGATCAGCGTTGAAGGATCAACGGCCGCATCGTAGGTCATTTCAATGTCCCAGACGTTGAGTGTCGTTGCATAAAAAGGATCCGTCGATGTGTACATCTCACCGAAATCAAGAGCGTTGACGGTTGATTCAATGAACGACTCGATCGTCACGTCGTCAGCGTATTCATACAGCTTGTTGGCGAGATAACCGATTCCGTCAGAAGCTACGATCTCAAAAATTCGTGGCTTCGATTCATCAAGCTCAGTGACGAGATCTTGAAGAATGACTCCAGACCAATAGTTCTGATACGAGCTTCCATCATGAAGAAGAACTTTCATGAAGAAAGTCTCGTCTTGTCGCTTCATCAGTTTGTCAATGTACTGATCGAACTCGTTGGAGTTGTTGTATGCTTGAATCGTACATGATGAAGAAACGATCGGACTCACTATGTCATCAGTCTCGCCGGAATACTCAAGAGAGAATCCGTCTTCAGCGAGATTGAAAGAAGTCACAGCACCGGTGAATCCTACTTGATACAGCTCGATCTTATATTGCTTGTCATTGCTTGACTTGAATTCGCTTTGAAGTCTTAAACCCATAATTTAGAATCCTCTGAATCGTGTTCGTGTTCTGTTCGCTTTCTCTGAGCTGAGAAGAATATCTTGACCGCTTATTCGACCGTTGACGGTGATGTTTTGACTTTGAGATGAACTGATCTCTGAGAGCTTCGAGAGAGGAATCACAGCTTCAGATTCACCGCCTTCTCCGATCATTGCGAGAGTCGGTCCTGTGACGATCCCACCCTCGGCGAGACCGGGAATACCACCCATTGATGATGCAATACCAACAAAGAGTTCTTTGAATCCACCTTCGAAACCTACACCGAATGCTTTTATACCAGCAACATTTGCACCACCAAACACAACGGAAAGAATCACAGCAAGAGCAAGAGCAGCCAATGCAGTGGCGGCAATCTTCTTCGCAAGATCAGTGAACGCTTTTGATAATGTTTTGAAGAAACTTTCTCCAGATGTCAGACCGGCTTGGAACGCTTGTTGAAACACGCTTCCGAGTGTTGACATTCCGTCTTGCAAGAATTTTCTCTGTGCGTTAATCTTCGCGAGATTGTCAGCGAAATTGACGAAAGGTTCATCAAGCTCTTCAACTTCTTCTTCAATTTCTTCGAGTGCGCCGGTCAATGCTTCTCCGTAAATGATGAAATCCTCTATCTCTTCACCCGCTCGTTTGATGTCATGCGCCAACATCTGTTGCTTGAGAGACAACTCTTCTGTGCCGTCTGAGTTGCCAGATAGTGTGTTTTGCCCATCTGATAAACTTTCACCGAGTTCATCAAGATTCTGAGAGAGCTGAACGACAGCTTGATTCGACATGTCGAGCTGTGTCTTGTGAAGTCCCAACATTCCGGCAGTGTTGAAGATCTCTCTCGCGAGAAGTTGCTGTTCTGCGGTGATGTCATTTGTTGCGTTCATCAGACGTCCAGCTTCTTCAACTGATAGAACTCGACCGAATACTGACTGAGATTTCGTCGCGAGTTCATCAGCAAGTTTGAGTGTGCTGTTGTAGTTCTTTTGAGCGTCAACCGCTTTCTCAGTAGCTTGAGAGATCTCGTCTTGAAGAGCGATCATGGCGATCTTTTTCGCCATCTGTTTGTTCATCTCTTTCTGAGCTTCAGCGATGTCTTCAACTGAATCTTTCTCATCGATCAGATTCGGAAGTAGATCTTTGTACTCGGTGTTCAATTTGTTGATCAAACGATTTCTCTGTTCGCTTGAGATGTTCTGATCTTTGATCGTGTTGATCAAGTTGTTCGCTTGAGTCAGACGAACTTGATTGTTCGCGATCTCATCTTCAGCTTCTTGAGAGAGCTTCTTCTCTGTGTCGATCGCGTCCTTTTTCTTTCTGTTCAGAAGTGCGAACGCTGAAGCAAGAGCGATCACCGCGGTGACAGCAAGACCAATAGGATTAGCTTTGAGAACGGTGTTGAATATCCTGGTGGCTACCGCCGCCGCTTTCGTCGCCGTCGTTGATCTGATCATCGCAACTCTGAGAAACTTGAAGTTTCTGATCGCACCGCCCGTCAACATGAGCAAAGGTCCTAATGAAGCCAAGAGTGTTCCGATGACGACGACAAACTTCTTCGTCGCCGGTGAAGCTCTATTCAATCGACTCGCGAGAGCGGCCAAGTTCTCGATCATTGGAACGACAGCTTGAGCGACGATCTCGCCGATTGATATTCCGAGTCCTTCCATTGCTGATTCGAGACGCTTCGAGGCTCCGAATGCTGTGTCGCCCATGATGTCGGCCATTTCTTGGGCCGCACCGGCTGAGTTCTCGAACTGAGTCTGAAGCGGTTTGATCTGATCAACACCTTCAGAAAGAATCAGAAGAGCGGACTGAGCTGATCGTCCTACTTCATCTTTTGCGTCAGCAAGATTCAATCCTTGAGATGCGAGATCTTTGAGAGCTTCAGACGTTGGTTTTCCAGAGGCTCCGATCTCAGAGATGATTCTTCTCAGTGACGTACCGGCTTGAGAGCCTTTGATTCCAGCATTCGCGAGAACGGCCAACATCGCTGAAGTTTCTTCGATGCTTATTCCCGCGCTCTTCGCCACTGGAGCGACGAACTTCATCGAGTTCGCGAAGTGTTCCATGTCGAGAGCTGAAGTCGAGAACGACTTCGCCATGACATCAGTCACTCGACCGGTCTCTGAAGCATCAAGGCCAAAAGCTCTAAGTGTTGAACCGGCAACTTCGGCAGATCTTGCGAGATCTGAACCAGACGCTTGGGCAAGTGCGAGTGTTGACTCTGTGACTTTCGTGATCTCTGTCGCTGTGAAACCTAACTTGGCGAACTCTGTCTGAAGAGATGCAACTTCACGAGCTGAGAACATTGTTGACGCTCCGAGTTCTTTCGCGTTATCTGATAACGCTTTGAACTCTTCAGCAGTTGCACCAGATACGGCTTGAACTTTCGACATCTCTGCCTCAAAGTTCTTGAAGACATTAAAAGAAACGGCGCCAATCGCCACGAGAGGAGCTGTCAAATTCGTCGTCAGATGCTTTCCGGTTTGTTGCATCTTTCGACCGAATCGATCCATTGATCTTTCAGCTTTCGTCAAACCAGTCTTAAACGGTTTGATGTTTGTCGTCAGTCTGAAGTTAAGACTTGAGAGATTGGCCATTTTTTAGTTTTGCGCGTTCTTTCCTTTCATTTATCACTTGAAGAATTTCACCTCTTGTCCAGATCTGTCGTTTCTTCTCTTTTTGTTCCCAAGGAAAAACGATCAGATCTTTCGCTTTGATTCTCTTCTTCGTGTGTGGATTCAATAAGATCGTCGTCTGCCATCTTATCCGTTCCCACTCACTTTGTTCTTTTCTGTTCTCTCGTTCGTTGAATCCTATGACTAAGTTCATCCACTCTCGTGGCGTGAGATCATAGAACTCATCCGGTGTGAGTCTTATCTGACCGAACGCGAACGCTTCGAGATCATCCCAAGTCGATTCGTGCGTGGTACTTTCGCGTCGGCCTACTTCTTTTTTCCGGACTCTGTGTTGAATTGATCTTCGAATACTTTGAAGACCTTTTCAATCAGTGTCTCGTCATCATCAATCCAATCAGCGATGTCGTCAACTGAATATCTGAAGTTCACTTTCTCTTTTCGAGCGCCGTCTTTGAAGCCACAATACATGAGAGTGATCGCGTGATCAAGTGTCATGTCCGAGCCCAAATTCTCAAGTTCGCTCAATGTCATTCCAGTCATTTTTGAAAATTCGCGAAGCGCGTTGAATCCAAATCTGACTGAGTGTTTTCTTTCGTTAGTTTCAATGATTACTACCATGTTGTTTTTATTGTTGTCTATTTCTTATTTTAAGCGGTTTTAACGGCACTTCGTGTTTCGCCAGTATGTTACCATTAAAAACCAAATAACCGAAATAGTAGTCTTTTGTACTTAGTTTTTAAAACGCGGTGGGT